GCGGTTGCACTTGTTCAGCATAAGCTGCCGCAGCAAGGCCGGTCGCCATCACGCGGTCATCCTTCGAACGCCCCGGCGCAGCAATGGTGCCGCCTTCGCGCCGGATCGTTTTCATTTCTTCCAGCAATTCGGTGCTGTAGATGTTCATCATCTCGCGCTCAAAGTAATCCTTGTAGTACGCGAGCATTCTTTCTTTCGAGCCGTGTGTCGTGATCCAGCCGATAGAGTTTGTAAGGCCACCGAGCGTGTCGTTCTTGCGCCAGATGTAGTTCTGCATGGACGAAAGAACGTCCATAAGGCTATGTCCCATTTGCGAGGGCATAGCGGCGGCTTGACGTTTCAAGTTACGCAGTTCTTGGATTACGGCTTGGCCGGGACCATTAACCTCAAGGTTGAGCGTCGAGTTTTTGTACGCTCCTGCGAGGTGGGCGATGATCCAAGCGAACTGATAAGTGTTAAGCTCCGAGGTGGCAAATTCCGCGACCTGATCAAGCCCGTCTGCATAACAGCGAAACACTTGTATAGAAAAGCGGTCTGCCCAGTCCGACGAACCATAAGCCGGGTCAGCACCAATGACGTAGTACGCTGTGTCAATGGGTTCCTCCCACACCGTTAGGGTTGCTAATCGCTCAGACGATTTCAGCACTTCCGTATCAACGAAGTGGTGGCCCATCACATAGCGGTAATAGTCTGGCGTTTTTTTCTTCGCTCTTTTGAATGCGTCTGTGCAACGGCTGTTCGAGAAGAACGATGTGCCTGTCATCACGAACGCATAGTCTTCAGTCGGTGGAAACTCCTGATACATAAGGGCATCGTCCTTAATGCCTTCGTGCATCTTCCAGCGCCACCAAGCCATCTGCCGTGAGTTAATCTCAACGTCATACAGCTTCTTAATGTCTTTAACCCATTCCTTTTCTTCCGGCGTAAGCTTGCCGTCCCAATAGACTTTGTAGACGTTGTTATCTGCCGGAATGGAATAGAGTTCGTTGCGCCACCAGCCGCAGAAGATTGCCATCTGAGTGCGGGCGCGTTTGGCGGTCACATACATGTCGTGAAACATGTTGAAGCCACGTGCGGTGCTTTCAAACATGTACAGTCGGTCAGGGTTAGTCTCTGCAAGAGACGCAAGCAGGGACGCTAAGCCCTCCTCATCGCCCCATGAGCTTGTCTCAGTGCCGTGCAAGTAAGTGATAGCCTTACCGCGACCGAGAGAGCCTTTGGCACGCAAGCCTGCAACTTGGTAGAACAGGCGAGAGCGGTTCTTCAGGCTCAACTGGTTACGGTTGTGGCCGATAGCCGGTATCTTCCATTCTTTCGGCAGGCCATCCATGTACATCTGCAAGGTGGTGCGAAACATGTCACGGTTTTCTTCCGTGTCAGTGGTCAGCGTGCCTTGCAGGCCGGGGTGCGTGAAGTGCCAATACAGATCAAGCGCTAGGCTGATCGTGGTAATGCCAAGCTGACGGCCTTTGAGGATGACGTAGAAATGCTTGTCTTCCTCTAGCCCCTTGGCAATCTCGTTCATCACATAGGTCTGCGTGCCAAGAAGGTTGTCCATCCGGCGCAAGCCCTGTTCCTTCGTCTCAATGCGAAGCTGAGCGCAGAACTTGTAGAACGCTTGAAGGTTGAATTTCATCTCATAGCTCTGTGCAGCGCTTCATATCAATGACCGAGAAGCGCCCTTTTACAATCTCATCGCAGCGCTTCACAAACAACTCTACGTTGTCGTTAAAGCGGCCTTGGTAGAGGTGGTAAATACCACCCTTAAAATGGGTGCCAATGCCGTACACGCCATAGTTGCCGAGCTTCCAAATGCCGTCACGGCTCTCGCGCTCATAATGGGTGGGGTACAAGGCGCGGTATTTGAGGCCACGGTTCTCTGCCGCATAGCTGACATTCTCAGCCACGTCCGAATCCGGGGTTTCCGAGAAGGTAGGACGGTGCAGTTTCTGCCAAGCATCGCGGTGCATGACAAAGAAGGCAGGCGCGGCGAAGATATGGCTGGCAGGCTTGATATGGTTAGACGCTTGGGCAATGCCGACAAAGCTGCGGTTGGCCCTCGCCCACTCTACCGCCTTGTCAACAATCTCACGATTAGTCGGCACGCAGTCTACGTCAAAGAACCCGACAATATCGTTCTCAGCCGAGGCCATCGTGCGGTTCATCCAAGCGCCATGCGCCTGACTGTCCATCGTATAAGCCACCTCTAGCCCAAAGTGCTTCAGCACCCTCGACTGCGCCTGAACAACCCGCAGATCAACATTCGGCCACGCCAATACGTTCCAGATCATTCCTTCCCCTCCAGCACGGCGCGGGCTATTCTCACAGCGTCTTCCAAGTCGTGAGCATCGTTCTCAATCAGCCACAGCGCATCGCGCAGCCGGTTGATCTCTGCGGCCTGCCAATCGACAAGATCACGCAGCGCCTTGTTGTCATTAATCAGATGCTCTGTGACCTTCTTGAACTGTGCTTCGCCCCCGATAGCCATCACTCCTGCCTCCACACCCGCACACCGCCCTCAACCCGGCGCGCTACAAACTTGCGCCCATACCGCTTCCCATAATTGTAAGCCGTCGAGTGCATACGCTTGCTGTTCACCAACTCAGCCTCAGGCACAAAGAAGCTGTCACCCACAGCCAAGTCCTTAAATGGATACTTAGCCGACTGCCTAACCACAGGCATCTCTATACCACGCTCTACTTCATACATAGGTATCCTCCTTATCTACACCTAACCTTCAATACCACGTTCTCTTAACAATGAAATCTTTTTTTGGGGAGGACGGTCGGGGGGTGCCACAAACCCCGCCCCCCGTGGACCACGCACCTGCGCCGGTTTTCGCGGTCTGGTAGCGGGTGACTGTTGTTTAATCCTGACCATGGTCATGACACGGCAAAGCATAGAGCGCCCTAGTCTGATTGCGCTCAGGGGGAGCCGGGCAGGGGGCGTTGGCCCATATTTTACAACGCGCGGATGGAGTATGGCACCAGCGCTCTAAGGATAAGAGCGAGGCCTATTCCTTATGTATATATAGAACACACACAATAGGACTATAAGAACCTATAATGGGTCATATAAATGATTATTTGATTATTTGATTATTGACAATGCTATCCCTATATATCAATATAGACACATAGACACTACATACGGGGACTAAAAATGACACACGAAACCTTAGCCGCCCTATTCTGCATAGCCGCACCGTTTGCGCCGTTTGTCGCCTTATTCATCTTTGACGACAGCTTGTGAGAGGGGGACTAAAAATGACATTCGACACAATTATCAGCGCAATCGAAACAGCGATTATCACGACAATCGTTTCGGCCATGGTTTTGGGCCTTGCCGTTGTTCTCGCAATTCATTCCCCATTCTAACTCGTGAGAGGAAACGACAATGACAAGCAAAGCATATACGCTCACTCAATCACCTAAGCGGGTCTACGTAGACTTTGAAAACGGTCCGGCCTTTCGGGCTTTGGCCGTTAACACATGGGGGCGCAAATACTGGGTCATAGAGGAATGGGACAACCTGAAAGGCGTTTACAACTATTCAGGCAAAGAACGGACAGCGAATGAAGCTATTCAAGCTATCATTCTTGACAATCAATAAAGCCGAAACCGGGTTCGCCCGGTCTACCAGTGATGCTGGTACTGATGAGGCTAAAGGGGACTAAAAATGAACACATATGACGCAATGATAGCAGACGCTAACGCTCGTATTCATGACCGCCTTTGGTGTAAGCCTTGGGGTGTTCGCGTTTATGTCTGGGCTATTCCAACTCAAAGCAAAGATAAGCCCGGTCGCATTGCCGTTCTATACGACACTGACCCTAATCCTGAAGGCGGTCGCATTGTAAGGCCGTGCGACAATGGCGCGTCGACCTATACAACATGGGAAAGCGTGCCGCTTAGCGCCAACTATGGGGTGTTGTGGCACGCCATGCGCCGAGAGCCAATCCTGCCAATAAATTGAACAGCTTAACAAGCCGAAACGGTCTTAGGACCGTCTAGCCGTTATGCGGCTACTGACGAGGCTAATTAGGGGATGACAATGAAACTCACAATCACATCGTTTGCGCCCACCTATCGCAATAATCCTAAGCGTGCAGGACAGCTTGCAGCACGCAAGCGCTTGTTTGGCGAAAACTCACGCTATGCGGTCGCTCCCGTGCACACACGCTTTGGCGAGGTGCAATGGTTTGTATGGGATGCAGAAAATTGTTGGATGGATGAAACGGGTTTGCCGGGCGTTATCCGTCAAGCGTCTACACTGCCAGAAGCGCTCTATGGCCTCACCTACACTTGCACATTCGACTAAGCCGAAACGGTCGCAAGACCGTCTGCCAGTATGGCTGGCACTGATGAGGCTAAAGGGGACTATGCCATGAAAATTCAGACAAAGTGGATCAAGACTGAACGCGCCACACACAAACGGGACATGGGCGCACCGCAGATTGACAGCAAGACGCAAGCGCAACGCTATGCTGCTTTCCTGCTATCGCGTGAGGGGATTGAAGCCGCACCAAACGCGATTGAGGTACGGTTTGATCATGTTCGCGTCAATGGCAGGAACGTCAAACGCGCATGGCAATATCGTTTCAACGCAACCGTCTATGATTTTCCGCACCGCGACTATGTGCAACCCGCACCGGTTGAACATGGCGAATTGCAGCTTGCAGCTTAAAGGGGACTGATATGAGCGACAAAACCTATAACGGCTGGACCAACTTCGCCACATGGCGGGTCAATCTGGAGATTTTCGACGGCATGGACCCGCGCGATATGGGCTGGTCTGGCATGGACAAATATGAGCTAGGACCGATCCTGATGGACTATGCCGAGGAAGTGTTGAGCGTAGACGCTGCGCCGTTAGTCCTTTCCTATGCAATGGCGTTTCTATCTGACGTAAACTGGCGTGAGATTGCCGCCATGATGCTCGAGGCATACGCCGAGGACGCGGCATGATGACCGTACCTTATAGCCTATGGGTTGCGTTGTTTTACGCGATATGCGGCGCAATCATTCTCGAAAACCTAATCCCATAACACCCAAGGGGGCGACTATGACAAACGACGAAATCATTAACCTTTACGACAGCAACCCGAACCTGACGCTGGCACAATTAGCCGCCATGACTGGCAAAAGCGTTGCTGAATTAAAACGCATCTTAATGGGATAAGGTCATGACCCGCGAACACTTTGTTGAGCAATATCAAAAGCTACAGCATGTCCTACCGGACATTCCAAGAGACGAACCAGCAAGGCGGGTCAACCCGCCTTTATGGGCTTTCTGGCAAGCGCTGACGGGTTGCAAGCCTAAGAGCGACCGCACCGAGGCTGACTTAATCCAAACACTAGACCTGCTTTATGAAGGGGCAACCTATGAGAAACCTTGACGCAATTATTAATCAGCTTGCTAACGAGCAACAGCGCACCGAGGCCTTACTGGTTCAGGACATAGAAGCCATCAAGCAAGAGGCAAAGCTTTTCTTTGATAAGCAGGCAAGAGAGGCTGACGCTTACATTGCGCTTTTGACCATGCGCTTTGATGACATTGTGAGCCGTGTAAAGAATGGATATCCCAAGGGGCAGCAAGATGACATAGGGCCATTGCCTGCCATAGTAGAGCGCCGCATTCTATCGGATGAGGAGAGAGAAGCTATACTGTCGAAACTAGGAGAGGCTGAAGGCTTTGCTGCACAAGGATGACATCCTGCCCCTGATCTATGTGGGCGTTTGTTACGTCTGCATCACTGGTTTATTTGCCTATCTATGGCTGTCATGGCCGCGCTAATTAGGAGGCCCTACGGGGCCTTCTTTTCGTTTCAGGTACGGTGGTAGCGGATGAGATATACGCGGGCGGCTACGCAGGGCTACAATCAATCCTAGCGCTCCTTTGGTTGCGACCTATCCACCCAAGAGGTGCCGCGCCGTTTCCAAGTCGGGTCATGCTGGTCAGGCCATTCAGTCGGCACGGCATACCCTGCCCCAATGCTGACCCTATGCCTCATAAACTTCGCTGCCCCATGATTGCCTCGCGCCTTAAAGTACGCTTCCCATTCATCAGCAGCTCTACCAACCGTCAAGGTAAACACGGCTTACATCTCCTTAGACTTACCAAGTGACTTCAACAGGTCATCAAACTTAGCGGCCATGCGCTCCCGGTGTTCAGGTGTCA